TTTATAACCAGATTGCAACTCCTTTGCTCTAGTTTGAGCGTCTTCAATCTTATTTATTCTGAACTCTTCCTCAATTGATTGAGTACATGTAGGGCATGTTACATTATCTGTGAAGAACTTATGCTCCTTAGTAATGGTTGCTACCTTCTGAGATATTTTACCCTTTAACCCAGCTAACTTAAGAAGTTTCTCTGGAGCACCAACACTCTGCTCTCGCATCTGTGTATATCCTACTACTTCACTTTCATAATGTTCATTATCCTTCATTAACTTTGATACTGACTGATCAAGTTCTTTAATCTTATTATTCTTTTCTTCTATATTCTCCTTACCACGAGACTCTATCTCTTCAATAAATTCTTCTTGCATCTTAACTTTATCGTTAAGAGATTCTTTCTTAAGATCTAAAGTTTTAATATCTTCTTTATTCCCACGAATCTTTTCTTTGATAATATTATTCATCGAAGAAAAGATTTTAATATCCAATAAATCTTCAATAACCTCTCTACGATGATTATTAGTCAATTGCATAAATGGAACAAAAGCACTAGAACCCAGAATAACAATCTGAGTAAAAGACTTATAGTTCATCTTTAAAACATTTTGTTCAAACCACTTCTGCTGATCCACTGCAGAAGAGAATTGATCTAAAACTTTACCATCTCTATGAATTTCAAAAACATTAGGCTTTATCCCCCTCACTACTTTCCATTGCTTATCACCAATAGAAAATTCTACTTCTACCTTAGCATCTTTTTCATTAATAGAATTAACTAACTGTGGCTTATTAATCTTACGAAACGGTTTTCCAAACAAACTAAATGTAAGGGCATCCAATACAGTACTCTTACCTGCACCATTTGTTCCAACAATTAAAGTTGTTGCATGCTCTTCAAAATTAATTTCACTAAATTGATTACCTGTACTTAAAAAGTTTCGATATCTAATTTTTTTAAATATGATCATCTTGAATATTAGGAGGAATTACAATATCATTAGGAGTTATAACCACATATTTGTAATCATGATGTTCACATGTCTTTATCATAATTTCATCTTCCACTTCAATTACATGCATTTCTGGACTTCCACTTTCCTCTAACATCAAAGTAAATCTAATTGCATCATCTTCTTCCTCAAACATATAAAGAATTTCTTCTCCTTCATCATCCGTGACAGAATAGGCTCCTTCTTTTTCTTTCCCATGAATAGTTAAAATATACATCTCAAACTAATTCACAAGCTTCTTGATAAACTTCTCGTATCATTTTCTGTACAATTGATTTATCAAGTCTTACATCTGCCTCCTCAATATACCTATTAAGAATAGACATTGTATCTTCAGATTCAAATTCTTCATCATCATCAATATTATCCAATTCATTAAATCCAAAATTCTCAACAATCTTAAGATCATTAATTCCGGATGCATAAAGTTTATCAACAAACTTTTCAAATAAAACTTGATCTGTCTTTTCTTTTACTATAAGTTTTACAATTTTATCTTTATACTCTCTAGCATCAAATGTTTGGTGTGGAGTATCATCATAAAATATTTTATAAAAAATACCATAAGGATTATTAACAGAAGTGAGTTCTAATGTTTCGGTATCAAATAGATGAAATCCTCTTTCATTTCCAGCATCATTCCAAAACATCTCATAAGGATTACCCAAATAATATATCCCTTCTTGATTAGATCTCACATGATAATGACCGGAGAAAACTCTTTTAAACCTTTGGAATGCACTAACAGCAGTCCCATGCTCCATTATATGTCCCTGAGTAGCTTGAAACCCATTAAGTTCAAGATGTCCCATGACAACTTCACATTTAGTCTTATTCAAATGTTTAAAAGTTCTTTCTTCATTCTCTGAATTAATCCATGGAACAAAAAGAACATCCAAATTATCTATTTTTACTTCTGTCGTTTCTGAATAGGTCTTTACATTATCATACTCCCGAAGTAAAAGATCAACAGCATTTACATCATTCGTATTCTTATAATATGCAGTATGATTTCCTACAATAGTATGAATAGTATAATCTTTTAATCTATCATAGTAATTATTTTTAGCCCAAGATAATGCTGAAAAATCAATACCTTTACGACTATCAAAAGTATCACCCATATCCACAATGGTTGTAATACCTTCTTTCTCTAAGGTAGGAAAAAATATATCATTATAAAACTTCAAAAAATAATCATGAAAGAGTTTTGAATTCTTTCTGGCTCCAAAGTGCTGGTCAGTAATAATAGCAATCTTCATTCAATTATTACGAAGCTTAGAGTGGACAGTATCTTTAATTTGATTATACTCTGCATAATTAGATCCGTCAATAGTGTTATTATCATCAAACACTTCACTATAACCCGACCTTTCAATAATCTTATTCTTAATTTCTAACTGACGCTTCTCTCTTTGAATCCTACGGAGAAACGCATAATGTATAATCTGCGTAAAGTAAGCAAAAGGATTTTGGGATTTCTCTGGATTAAAGTTATGTATATACTGAACACAATTCTCAATACCATCTGAAATCATATCTTCCTTAAACATATAATTAACGAAATTAGGTTTAAAGGAAAGATGATTAGCAATCTTTAAAAAACAATCACCAATGTAGCGAGGAATGACTGGTTTTGGTAATCCTTTAATCTCTGCTATTTCTTTATCTTCACGATATTTAATTAAAGCAGCCAGAAACTCTTTATTATTAACATAATGTTCAGATCTTTTTCTCTTTGCCATAGTCCCCGTCTGTATAACCATAATTCTTTATCATAATATGTAGGAATTATAACATTTACTTAAACACTTGACAAGTTCTCAAATCATGAGTAAAATCCTTAGTGTAGCGTTTGATAGAAATACTTTAGCTATTATTACTAGATTTAAAGATCTTTTCTAAAATCTTTTTAGTTTCATTTACATTACCAAGATAACCCATTCTTCTATTAAGTTGAGATCTATTAGTATTATCTCTATTAGATTGTTGAATAAAATCTTGATGCATCATTATCATTTCTACATCTTTAGATTCTGATAATGTAAGAATATCATTCATATTAACAATAAACATATCTTCTGTAGTGGTTTTTAACCATGGTTCTACTTTATATCCCACTACTCCATTTCTTCCTTTAATTTCATTAACTATAATAGGATGTGTAATAATTAACATTGTCCTATTATCTTCTTCAGAAGCGGCTACCTTAGCAAATATTTCTTCACCTGATTTTAATTTTATTGTTCCGTAAAAATCATCCTCAATCATTTTTTCTCCTTCTTTAATTGTATTGTAACTATTTCATAATTGAAATTTTCTTCATTGTAAATCTTAATTCGTTCTATAAAGTGATTTAGTGTATAGTTTCTTTTAGATTTATAAGTGCAATCATCTGCTATGTCGTACAAGATGGCTTTAATTTTGTTTGTTCCTTTTCTGAGAACACGCCCGATGGACTGGAGGGTTCGTATGCGGGATTTGGAGGGGGAAGCAAACACAACATTGCAAAGACTGCGAATATTAATGCCCGTTGAGAAAGTACCGTAAGAGGCGACAATAATTGCGTTGGTTTCATTCTCTGTAATCTCTCTAACTAATTCTCTTTCTTCAGCATCAACACCACCGTGAATAAAAAATACTTTCCTATCACTTCGCTTATTTTTATTTATCAAATCATATAATACCTGACCATGTGCTTCTACTCTACTATACAATATAAGTGTATTACCTTTTAGATCTAATGCCAAGTTTTTTATAAAATTATTTCTTTTTTCATGGCCAATTAAATATTCAATTTCATCATTATAAATTTCAAATCTTTTAGGTTCATGCTTTAATATAAGACATTGAATATCTAATTTAGATAGATGTCCCTGTCTCATTAATTCATCAGTTTTGGTTACTTTATAGGATGGTCCAAACAATCCCTCTAACACCCATTTATGGGTTTGTGTGCCGTCTAAAGTTCCTGTAAACCCATAACGATACTTAGTATGATGTAATTTTGTCATTATAGATATTAATGACTTACTCTTAAACAAATGAGCTTCATCCCCTATAATTGCATTATATTCCTCAAAGAATGAACGAGGTAATTTATAGACAGACTGCCATGTAGTAATAGTAACTGGATACTCATTTGTTTTCTCTTTTCCAGAATATATACGGTGACAATATGAATCAGCATCCCATCCATATTCTAAAAAATCCTTATACATCTGTTCTACGAGGGATGTCGTTGGAACAACTAAGAGAATTTTTTGGTGTTTATCAACGTAGTATCTTACGAGAGAGTAAATCATCAAGGATTTACCTGAAGCAGTGGGTGATATCAATAGCTTTCGGTTATGTCTTAATGCATCGTATACTCCCTCAACTTGATACTTCCTGGGAGAATAACGACAAATAGATTTCATATAATCTTTTACACCATCATATGAAATCCCTTCATTTACTTCAAAGGGGGTTCCATAGTATTGGTTGTTTACAAATTCATAGGTGTAGTCATGTCTTTTACAGAAGGCAATAATCTTATCAAGTAATCCGACATAGATTTGTCCGTTTGATGTGGAGAATAAACGGATCTTTCCATCCCAATACTTGTTACGGTATTGAGGCATAAACTTTGCACCTTCCACGTCGAAAGTGAAGTGATCTGATAACTCCATAAAGACGTGAGGTTCGGCTTGTACCTGGAGGAAAACCTCATTCTTCTTTCCTATAATAACATCGGTTCTCACTTAACCCATTCATCTATGGGTATTTATTTACCCTAGTCCAGAGTTAAATCTCATAAACTCAATTGCATTCTTAATCTGATATGTCCTATTCTGTATTACTTTAAGAATACTTTCTAAGTAAACTAACATCGTGTCATAATAATCTATCTTAAGAGATGTATTAGAAAGTTTCTCATCTGCATCAAGATACTTTGTCATTGTATCTTTATCCCTTATCTTCTTTGGAAAAGGATTTTCTACATAGACTTCTGGATCTGCCTTACCAGAGAAGTATTCATACCTCTCATGACGGATATTCTTTCTTTGTTGTTCTGCTTTCTTTCTAAGAAGAAATATGGTATTATATAATTCAAAATACTTCGCATGAAGAGAGGGGATATTTAATGATTCTGTATGTAAATTGTCTGGATCTATCTTTGAATCTCTTTCCCACATCTCTTGAAGTTTATCAAGAGTAATGCTCATTTAGTCACATCCACAAAGTGATTTGTTATTTAAATCTGTTATATCGTAAATAGTATACTTGAAACTTGCCTCTGCTGTAAAGTAATCTATATCAGTATCTGTAGCATCAAAACTTAAAGTTGTTAGGGAATAAGGCCACAAATCCTTAAAGATAACATTAAACTTAGCATTAAATTGACTGCTCAAAATTTGCAAAGTTCCATCAGAATAGATATTATCTCCCTGATTATAATAATTAGAAGGCATTTTAGAATCTGATTCTAATTTTTTAAATTCATTCATACTTTCAGGAAATCCCAATCCTCTTATCCACCGCTGAAGTTGAGCATAATTTCCAAGATCTTCATCAACTAAAAATCTTATGCTAAGATCACCAAAATCAATCTTATCTCCTGGTGTAGGAATATCCTTTAAATAAGTAGACTGAGTTGCTACACCAAGATCCAAGGATGGAATATTCGCCTGATTGCAAAAATATGCCACTTTAGGAATTCTAGTAATAGTAAATTTAAACCCTGTAGGGGCTAAAAAATTTCTATTATCAATAGGAGTTGTTTTTGCAGTCGTATATGTCATTACTCAGTTACAACTGTACTATTTTTCCACCAGTCGGGTTGATAGGTAACACCTAAAGAAGTGGTAACAGTAGTAGCGGCTTGAGCATCAGCATCTGCTTTATTACTATACTGCTTACGATCAGCATATGTGGCGGTCCAAGTATTACCACCTTTCCAATATACATCCCCAACTTCTAGCTTACCGGGAGTTTTAATGTGATAAGGCATTTTTCTTAGTTTTTAAATATTTAGTCCTCTTCTACCTCATGATTAGAAAAATTATAATCGGTAAGCATAGCAAATAATCTTCCTTTATAATTTTCTAAAAATTCCTTTTCCTCTTCTGGTCTTTCAGGAGGTCCTGGCCAAATAGTTGAATAATAATCAATAGAACTATAAACCATTCTTACATCTTTAATATTCATTTTCCATTGGCACCACCATTCCATATTATCATCAGGAGGAACAAAATCGTATTCTTCTTTTTTTCCTCCTACCGACATTATTCTACATCTCGTGACATTTGCTCTTCAAGCTTTTCTTTAGCAGCTTTTACTCCAGCCAATCTTTCTTCAAGATTATCTTCCCAATAATTATACATTTTAAGTTTCCATTTTTGACGGTCTTCGCGACTCATTTTATTCTTACAGAACATGGTAGAAAGCAGGTCTCCTACCTATATTTAGACAAAAAAAAGGGTCCTTGCGGACCCTTTGAAATGTGAATGGAATATATCCATCTATATCACATGAGGTTCTTGACGGCAACGCGACGATAGTAGCGGTTGCTGTTAACACGAAGGCGACCAAGACCTTGAGTTGTTCCTTCAGCAAATGGGTTGGCAGTAATACCATAGCGGGTCTTAAAGCCAATTTTGGGCTGGAAGGAATTCTCACCCACGGCACGAACCATCTGTAGTGGAACGTAGGGGCAATAGAATAGACCAGCGTCATAAGGTGAAGTACCTTTGTAACCAACAACATAGTACTGTTGACCACTATTAGTAGCAACGTTGCTAGCATTAAGGTTAGCAGCATAAGGATCGATGTATACACGATACTTACCTTGCAGAACACCAGCGAAGGTGTTACCTGTGTCGTCAACGTTAAGATTAGCGTTAAGTGCAGGAGTGTAATCCAGAACACCAGCCATCGTTAGGGCGGAAGCAACGTCTGCAGAGCAGAGGATGATGTTACCCTTCCCGCGACGAGTCCTTTGTGCGATTGCGTTAGCATCACGCTCGATCTGGAATAGGAGACCCTTGAACTTCTCAACACTCCAGCGACCGTTGGAGTCGATGTCGAGGTCGAATACACCAGCAGTAGCAGTGTTAGAAACAGCACCTTGCTCAGCAATCTTGTAGATAGTACGGATAACTTCGCGGTTAATTTCAGCGAGGATCTCAGTACTCAAGATGTTAGCAAGTTCTGCTTCAGCGTTAAGACCGTGGATGGCCTTAAGGTCTTGAGCCAGTTCCAAACTGTACTCAGCCTTCAGGGCACGAGACTTAGCAGTAACCGTGACTTTCTCAATCGAGAATGCCATCTGGTTGAAGGCATCAGTGCCAGTACCGTCGAGAGACTCAGCAGTACCAGTTGCCATACCTTCACCGACGTTGTAGTCAGTAGAAGTAGCAGTGCCAACAGGGTTAAGAACAGAAGGATTGGTGCCACTTTGTGCCGTAGTACCCAAACCAGCATTAACATCAGCCATACCACCGGTCTTATTAAGCCCAGCAGACTGACCAGAGAATGCAGAATTTGCTTCGTCGTAGAAGGCTTCTGTGCCGCTCTGATTGGTGTAGCGTGAACGCATTGCAAAGATCAGTCCAGTAGGACCACTCATTGGTTGTACACCAGCAAGATCGTATGCCACCAAATTAGGCATTGAACGACGAATCAAGCTGATAAGTACAGGGTCGAAACCAGCAACAGGACCACTGGATGTAGCATTAGCACCGAAACCAGCAGTGGTTGCGGGGTTACCAGTTGGTTGACCAGCAGCGTTACCACTGTTGGTGGGTTGCTCCATAAGGCTAAGGCCACTGGAGAATGCTGATTCTTCCCTAAGGAATTTTTCTTGGTTTTCTAGCAGGACAGCGGTCACTGAACGCTTATGAGGATCTGAAATTTTGTCTAGACCTTCATAATCGAGAAGTGGTGCCCACTTTTCCTGCAGATGTTCAGATTGGAACATTTGCTTTTACCTTAATTAGTGTTTATAGGGTTTGAATTAATATTAAATTCAGTTATTTGCTAATAGAACCCATAGTCCTTAGATATGCAGCCATAGAACCTGATACATCAGCATCAGCATGGTCTACACCTTCGGACAAAGTTTCCGTGTTAGCATTTGAAGGCTTAGAAGCGAAATACGATTCCTTCAAAGTCTCCAATTTTTCACGATATTCTTCTTCACTTTCAAACTCTACACTTTCGGCAAGTGATGCAAGCTTTTCTTTCTGGGTGGAAGCGAGTCCATCAGAAACTTCATCGAGGATACCATCTGCAACCGACTCTGCGAGACGACCGTTTAGATGAATATTTTTCTCGATTTGCTCATTGAGCTTGGTCTCCATATCATCTAGTTTTTCTACCATACTCTCTAGGACATCATACTTATCTTCAGGGATTTGTACATAATGTTCTTCAAATAGTGACTTCATACCTTCTAGGAAGGATTCGGTCATTTCTGTTTTGAGTCCATTCTCGATTGCAAGTGTGTTTTCTTCAAACCACTCATCTGCGACATATTCGAGATAAGAATCAACACGCTCAGCAAGTTCTGCTTTAGCTTCTTCTACTTCTTCAGCAAGCTTCTCAGCGTATTGTTCCTCTAGGGACGATTGAATTGCAGCAACCTTAGAGTTGATAGCTGCTTCAAAGATTGTCTTTGCTTTTGCTCGGAATTCTTCAGAAAGTTCTTCACCACCAAGGAGTGCATTGACATCTTCTTCCATGTCATACTCAGCAATGGTTTCTTCAACCTCAATATCCTCTTCCACTACCTCATCGGTAACTTCAGGAGCTTCTTCGAGAGTTGCGTCAGTTTCCATTTCTTCCTCTTCCTTTTGCATTGGCATTGCAGGCTTTGCGCCTTTGTTAACTACATCTTTAACTTGCTTAAGTGTCTTACCAGGGGTCTTCAACTTAGCAGAGTCGTTCGTAGGACTGTAATTATCAGGAGTTGGACCTCCGAGATCTTCAAAAGGTGGATTATTACCCGGTGTATCCACACCAGCAGCATTTGATCCTTCCTTAGGTAGTGCACTGTCCCCACTTGCCGCGTTTGCATTCACGGCAGTTTTGGATTCCTTAGTGCCTACTTCCATTTCCTGTAATTTTGTACCACGAGACATTGTAGTTACTCCGATTTTCTGTGTTAAAATCTATATTTATTTAGAAGTTTTATAAGTTTGATAAGAAATCATTAAATAAATTCAACTTTTTCTCATCGAGTTGTTTTTGATCAACCAAAGTATTGATGGTCTTATAGGTTTTTGCTGCAAACTTCTCACGCAGAATACCTCCATCCCATACCCAATCTTTTCCTTCCATAATTCCTTCAACAAATGCATCAGGAGCAGAAGGATCAGCAACGATATCAGCAGCAGTTGCTAGCATAAAATCATCACCTACTACATTAAATCCTTCACGGGTTGGTTTTAGTGAACCAATACCACGAGAAGAAACACCAAGTTTAACACCTTCCTCAAT